TACCCTGAAATGGGACGAAACGCCTTGGCGTCGGGTGGCATAGCAATAACATTAACAGAAGAAACAGCAACAAGTAACAACAATCAACACAAACAAGATACAGCAATACCGAAGAAGCACTAACAATATGGACTTCTCAAACCTACTGAAGCACTTGGCTGGTGGTCAGCGGACTGAGAGAGGTAAAGGGAAACGTGATAAAAATGAGAGGAATTCAGGACGGAGGACGGACAAAAAGATGAAACGTACTGGCGGAATGTCTGGGAAAGTTTTCCAGTGTGCAAAACCGGAGATGCCGGATTGTGATGAGTGGGACGGCAATCGTGAAAACTTCATCGGCATAGTCGTCCCACCAGGCGGTGGGAAGACGTACATGGCTGACAAGTTTGGATGGCTAGATGCAGATGATCTGATAGACCGTCTGGACCGGGAACAACTACGTGATGTTGTTATGAACAATGTGGCTGCAGGCATGAGCGTCAGCGAAGCAATTCGAGTATTGGATGGTAGGCGGAAGGAAACTCTGAATCTACTATACCCATGGACGACACAGGTGGTACTGGCACACTCAGTGCAGTCACTCGAACAGATGGGCGTAGATTGTATGGGGCGAATACAGTTGTGGGAGCCTCTGATGGAAGCAGGCCTTAAGGGACGTGAAGAACATGAGAAGGTGTTCGCAAGGATGATGAACAAATTTAGTGAACAGGAAAAGAGTCATGTGCCACTATTCCCAGCTCACAAGCATAGAGATGTGATTTGTTACATCATGAAAGTGTGTGGGTACTGCGATATACCTGTACCGGTACCACATCTCTATGATGGAGAGATGATAGGCTACACAATGCCGGAATTGTTAGCATCAGAAAACTTGGCACTGATAATCGAGGCAGAAAAACAGGCGAGAGTACCAAGATGCCATGTGGACTACATGGTGCGAGAACAGGGAATGCGAAGCTATATGGGTTACGGGGTCACGGTCGGTGATTGGGCTCGGGCATTGGCAAAATGCAGTCATACAAATGCTAGTGACTTGAAAGATATAGAGGGAACAATCTATCGCGGACTGGACCTTGCGAGAGCATCAGAAATAACAGATATAGCTGAGCACGAGGATGTCCAGCAGATACTAAAGATGCAGGAGAACGCAGAATCAATGTTCGCATTGAACCTGATAATGCATTGGAAAATGGTTGGTATCCGGAGCCCGCTAAGATCGTCAATCTTTAGGTTGTACGGTGTACATCAATGCCGGTGGTCACGCGCAATGGGCGCAGTGAGGGATGTTGTTAAAATGACTGATAACTTGTTGGGACACCCATTGGACGAGGATGAGCGGAGAACACTCAGTGAGCTCTGGTGGCTGGGAAGGTATAAACGACGGTCGTTTATGGATACACTATCACAATCGGGTCGATCAGGCTACGCACGAAGGTGCAGTCCTGCAATGCTCCGAGAGGCAAAGAAAAGTTTCCGGATGTTATACACCAAGGACGAGACCAGAGTGCCAGGAAAAGAATTGAGTCGGATACTGGATATGGATCGATGGGAATGCTTGTCAGGAATGTTAAGCAGTAATGTTACATTGAGGGATCTAGCATCTGTGCCGGGTGCGAACGGTGCAGAGCAGATAGCTCTAGTAATGGTAGGCGCAGAACTGGCACGAGATGAAGGATCTAGCGCCGTGGAACTGAAGAGGATGTATACATCCGTCAGTTCAAAGTGGGCTAGAGCCTCAATGCGGCGGGATGAATGGTCGGATGCGATCATGCAGATGCTGGGAGAGAGTATACCAACCGACATAGCGATAATAATAGGCCGAGCAGCAGTCAACTGGTATTATACACCAGGACGAAAGGAAACAAAAGAGTGGTCTAGTATTGTCGACGGTTGCACAAGAACAGTAATCACAACGTGCTTGGTTCGTGCGGAAGAAGACAGGGAGCTGGAGGTCAGTGATGGGGATATACCCCCGGATGTGATTAACGCAGAAGCAATGACACGCTTGGCCGTGAGGATGGAACTGCCACAAGCAATGGGCGGTGGATGGCTGAAGCTTACTGAAGATCAGAGATTGACCACTTTAATGCTATCGGAAGCAAAGAGCCCAACGCTGGCGGCTATGGAGGTTGTGAACTTCAATAACTGGATGGGTCGGAGGCGCGGAGTCAAGGTAACGATGGCTGCTGTTGCGCGGTGGATACACGCAACGCGGTACATGGTCTATGATGGAGACCTACTGGTGGCCCTAGCTAAAGAACATTTCAGACAGGCTACAGGCCACTCACTGACAGATGAGCGTAAGCGGTACCTAGTAAGCTACGTACATGTTAGGAGAAGCGATGGCGGGATAGGGCTACCTGATGAGAATGGTCATGTATATGAGCGTGGGACACTGGGAATCAGGAGATGGGCCCAACCAGATGGTAGAAAATCGTATGTCGATGATACATGCTGGGACCTGAAACCTTTCAGGCTAGGTCAGGCTACAAAGAGGAAAGAAAAAGTTAAGGATACTGTCAGAGGACTAGAGAAGTGTGACGTGTACTCGGAAGTACTGAGGGCAGAAGGTGAAAGGTTGGAAGCTCTGGACGCTAGAATAGTGGTGGCTGCACCATTGCACGTGGCATTAATGATAAGGTGCATGTTGAAAGATGTGAGCAAACGTGGTAACGAAGAGGCGTTCAGGATGATCGCAAGGATAACAAGGATGGCTAGCGCTGTGGAACATGTCCCTGGTATGCTTGCCGATATACTGAATGCAGTAGGCAACTATGCTATAGAATGAGATTGATGTTGTAAGACGTCAAGGCTATGGTCCGGCGGCCAAACTCAGCCGGACTGGTGGGTAGTAACCATCAAACCCTGCCAAGCAGAGGGAATTAGAGAACTGCTGTGGAGAAAGGTGGTTGGTCACCTTTACTCCT